CCCAACATTAACACCATCATAATGAGATTCATAAAAAAGCTGAACCGCATCATCTATGGCATCATTGAGTTGACTATCATCAATTTCAACATTAATGACAGGACTACCTAATTTTCTTAAAATATATTTTCTAAAATCTTTTATATTCATATTATCCTCATGTTTTAATTATTTACTTTTTAGGAATGTAATAATGAGAATAAAATAAAAAAGATCCTAATAAATTAATATTAGGATCTTTAAAGGGAGGAAACGAGTGTAATCAACTTGGGAAATTACACTGTTTTCTGATATGATCTAATCTATACTGTCTGTTACTGTACCCTGTACCTTATCATAAGTTCTTAATGCACCCATACCTAACATACCTGTCAATAGTGTCAATAATGCTCCTATATCAAGAATTGGTGGGTAATCTAACTCTGAAGGTATCCAGCCCATGCCTTGTGCTAATAACCAACCCCATACTAAAAATGGATATAATAAAAATTGATATGCTAGTGAGGCAACACAAACCCAACCAACTGCTGGCCTCCATCCTGCAACGAAAATTGATTTATGGTTTGCCTCTACCTGATTGACTGCCATTTGGCCTTTCATTAAATCAGCATCAATCTTTTTACCTTCCAACTCCATCTGTAATTCTTCTTCTGTAGAGGTATGTAAATCATCTGCAACTTGACCTATACCTTTAACTATTCCACCCAAATCAAGATCAAATATACCCATTACATAACTCCCTTTAGTGCCCTATTGACCCAACCCAACAAAAATTTAGATTTTGTCTTATTGGAATTACATATGGATGCATATCTGGCAATTTTAGCAATACAAAATGCTGGAATAAACATAGATTCCTCTATAGTGTTCAATTTTTCTAGTGTATTTGGGCCAATTACACCATCTGGTGTTGAACCTACCACAATTTGAGCCAATTTTGCTGTGATACCAGTTCCCGCATTTACAGCAAAATCAAAAATTGAATCTGCAATAATCTGAGATTCAATTTCAGAACATTTAATCTTATCCCAGAAATTAATCAAATAAAACTTTTCTACCATACCAATCAAATCATTTGACATATTATTATTGTCAATTAATCTCCACCCTTCCCATGAAGGGTGGTAATTTCTGGCTATTCCTGCATATGTCATACCACCACTATCACCCTCAACAGTGTGTAGAATATATCCACCTTCATTATCAATCATCTTTTCAAATGCAGTTGCAAAAATAGCCATAATTATTACTTTGCCTTTTCAAGGTCTTCTTTAAGGGTTATGAGATTTGCCATTGACTGATTAAGATATTCAATCTGACTATTGACTGTTTTAATGTTTCCATTGACCATTTCATTAGTGATTTCATCAACAACATCTTCCATTGACTCACCTGTCAGTGGGTCAAACTGCTTGATGCAATACTTTACAGTATCCTCATCTACCCTTGTAAATGAAATTGCATCCTTTTCCTTTAAAATGTGATATACTCCTACGTCCATACTATTATCTCCTTTTTAAATTATTATCTACATAGTATATACTATTTTCAAAAATTTGTCAAAAGTATTTTACTCTAATTCAAAATCATCAATAATATCTTGAATATTTTCTAGCTTTTCTGTAAATTCATCAATACTATCATGTAATTTCATGATATGAGAAATTGTTCTTCTCTTTTCTGTTAGTATATCTCTAATAGAAATAGTTTCCTGAATAGGATCTAACTCAGATCCATCTTCAGGAGAAAATACCTTTTTCTCAAGGGTGATACCATCATCACCCTTTGTCATTGATAGATTCTTTTTGATTTTATTACTCTTGTAATTTTTAATGTTGTTCATTTTATTCTCCTTAAAATGTTTATTTATTTTCTAATGCATCTAATCTACTCATTAACTGAGATATCATAGATTCATATGATTTATTTTGTTCCCAAAGTTGTTTGATTTTATGTTGCATAGCAGGTACAGCCATACCATATTCAATACCTAAAAGATTTCCATCTTTATCAGTATATGTAAGTTCTGGTTTTATTTCTTTGACCTCTTCTGCAATCCAACCTTCTTCATATAGATTTTCATTGATTGGTTCATCTGACCATTCAAATGTTCTTGCTTGTGTTTCTGGATCTATAACTTCTATTCTTTTTCTTCTTTGATATGTTTTGGTATCAATATCAAGTAACCAATCAGATTGATCATCAGAGAAAGAATTGATGTTCATCTTGTGTGCTTTTAATGAAGATATACCACCTAATTCACCATCACTTTGAATATAGCAAGTTCTTGGTGTTGTTACAGTATTACCATAAACTTGAGGCAATAAGAATGCTCCACCACTTGCCATTGTTGCATCAATTTGTAAATTAGCACCTATACCTATATTTAATTGATTAATATCTGATGCTGTCCCAGCAACATTTGCTCCTATATAAATATTATTGGTTCCTCCTACTACACTAGAACCTGCTCCATTGCCTAGACCTGTATTATTAAAACCTGTTGTTACATTTCCAAGAGCACTTGTACCAATTCCAACATTAGAGTCTCCACCAATATTATCATTGCCAGCACTTGTACCTATATATACATTATCATTACCACCAGCAAATGTGCCCAATTCACCCGCTTCAGATCCAATACAGACATTTCTATTACCTGAATTTATATTTGTACCAGTGTTTTCTCCTATGAGAATATTACCAGCACCAGAAGTTAAATCATAACCTGCTCTATAACCAATACAATGATTATTATGTCCAGTAGTTGTACCATTAGCCATTGCCTCATAACCAATCACAACAGACTCATCTGTTGTTGTTGCATTATAACCTGCCTTATGACCTAGAAATGTATTTTTATTTCCATCTATGTTATAACCAGAAAAAACACCAACAGCAACATTATAACCACCTGGATCAAATAGACCTTCACCAATAGAAATATCTTCACCACCATCACCATTACCCATTGATTGCTGACCTAATGCTACATTATATATTACACCTTCACTACCACCACTAATATTTGCACCTGCATATGAACCCAACATCAGACAACCAGAACCACCATCTAAACTAGATCCTGCATAATGTCCTATAGCAATATTGTAACTATCTCCTGTAAGTAATGTATTGTTGCTCAATGTACCAGTACCAATTGCGATAGTCCCTTGAGCAGTTGTGATAGCAGTACCTGCACTCTGTCCAATTAAAACATTATTTGTAGCACCACTAGCTATGTCATTTCCTACATCAACACCAATAAGAATATTATCTGTATTAGGAATAATCTTATGGGATGATATATTACCTTCTGTATTAATTCCACTTGTCCCAACAATAACACCACTTTTAACATGTAAATTATCAATTCGAGCAGTCTCAGTAACTTCTAAGTTGTTTGTTTTGGTTGTTCCTATCACAGCTTGATTTATTATGTCTGAACCAATATCAAATGATATAAGAGAATCATTTGATGGAGATGTAACATAAGCATAACCACCAGAAATATAAATATTTGATACACCATTCAAGGCAGACAAATCACCAGATGTTGATACTATAACAGGATTAGCTGGATCTGATATATCCATCACTTGAATACTACCGACACCGAGCGAACCACCTACAACATAAGCATAATTTCCAGATACAGTTAAACCACGAACACCATTAAGTTCTGATATAGTTCCAGTTGAACCTTCTTCAACAGGATTAGCCGGATCTGATATATCTATTATTGTAAATGAATCTGCTGTGATTGATACAACATATGCATATTTCCCAGATACATATAAATAACCACAACCATTCAAGTTAGCTAAAGTTCCGGTTGTACCTACTTCAACAGGAGTAGTTGGATCAGATATATCTATTATTGTAAGAGCATCTAAAGTTCTTGCAGATACATAGGCATAATTACCTGATACTTGAACATCAAAAGCCCCTTCAAGATTTACTAATGTTCCAGTTGTACCTACTTCAACCATATTAGTTGGATCAGATATATCTATTATTGTAAGTGCATCTGAATCATAATCTGATACATAAGCATAATTACCTGATACATAAATACTACCACTTCCTAAATTAGATGATGTAATTGTGTCAACATTAACAGGATTAGTTGGATCAGATATATCAATAGCTGTCACTCTTGAAAATGCACTTGCACATATATAAGCATAATTACCAGATACAGCAATGTTATCAATACCACTTAAATTACTATTTGATAGTGACCCTAATTCAACCATATTAGATGGATCTGATACATCTAATATTGTGAATGTGTCAATATCATAAGATGACACATATGCATAGTCACCCACAACAACAACATTATATGCACCCTCTAAATTTGTTAAAGCACCAGTGTTTCCTACAACAACAGGAGCAACAGGTCCATCAAGTACACCTATATTACCACTACTATCTATACCAAGAGATTTTTTTGTATATGGTAAGTAGTTAGAATAAGTATTAGAATTTAATGTAAGTAATCCAGTAGAGAAATCACCATCCATCAATCTACCACCAAGACCATCTACATTTGACTCAAGGATGAATTTATAATCATCAGTAGATGTGTCTAAATCAGCCTTATATCCAATTATAACATTAAACTCTGCTGTTGTGGCTCCATCTCCTGCCAAATCTCCTAAAAATGTATTGCCAGCGCCATTGAGAGCAAGTCCAGTATTTGTTCCAATTAAGACATTGCCAATCTCAGATGTTAAATTTGATCCAGATAATGATCCAATTAAAATATTCCGATCACCATCAGTTAGATCATATCCGGCCCTATAACCTACAGAGATATTATAATCACCAGTAAGTACTCCGAGACCACATGCTTCATGTCCAATTGCGATATTATCCGCACCTGATGTGGCGTAGTACATAGTGAAGTCACCAATACTTGTATTTCTGTTACCTGATGCCGCTATGCCTCCATTACTACCTAAAGCACCCCTACCAAATGCACAGTTATTTGATCCTGAAATTTGATACCCTGCACTACTACCATATACAGAATTAAATGATCCTGTTGCCAGATACATGGCATTATGCCCAACCGCTTCATTATATTGCCCTGATGCGACAGAATATAAAGATCGGTACCCAATGGCTGTATTCCCATCACCAGAGAGTAATGGAGCCCTTAAAGTCTCATAGCCAACACCCGTATTATAATTACCATCGGATGCGCCATAACCAGCATTTTTTCCAATAAAAGTAAGCCCTACTCCTGTAACCGGATTTGCTAACGTACCTTGACCTGCGGCATGTCCAAGGGCAACCATATAATCGGATTGATTATAGTAGCCTGAAAATGTTCCCATAATACAAGCATAATTACCCGTGCCTTCTCCATATGCCTCCTCACCAATGGCACAAACATTACTCAATGATGTATTTGTTGAATCTGCAGCAATATAATGACCTAGAAAGCAATTATTGTTGCCTGCAATAATTGGAGTACCACAAGCAGAACCGACCATGGCATTCCTGGCACCCGTAATCTTAAGCCCTGCCTGATCTCCGAGTAAAACATTATTAGCGCCCGTTGATGCGTTGCCAGCCTTCCAGCCAAGAAAAGTATTTTGAACCCCAGAGACATTTGATATCCCTGATTGATACCCTACATATGTGCAGTATAGAGGTGCTTCATGGAGTAATCCTGCCTGATAACCTATTGCCACAAGACCTACTGCCTCATTTACTCTACCAGAACTGTTACCAATACAGACCTGTTGACCACCAGTGCTGTTAAGTCCAGAACCATTACCAATTAAAACATTTTCACCAGTTCCGCTTGCATTTTCACCTGCTCTCTGGCCAATAATAGTACTTTCAAAATCACCACCAGCATTATTACCAGCATTATATCCTACATAAACATTAAAATCGCCAGTGACATTTTCACCTGCTCCAGATCCAATATAGGTTACTTTGTCTTGGAATTCTGTGGTTACTCCTACAGCACCAGCTCGATATCCCACGAGAGTACAGCTATCCGCAGAGATATTTGACAGACCAGTTTGATATCCGAGAAATGTATTTGCAGTTCCTGCTGTATTTGCAGTTCCAGCCCTAAATCCTAAATATGTGTTATATACTCCTGAATTTTCCTTTCCTGCCTGATACCCTACTGCAACACATGTTGCTGTGGAATTAGTTCCAGCCCCAAACCCTATTAGAGTTGTGCTTGCAGCAGTGCAATTTTGACCTGCAAATGCTCCCAATGCAGTTACGTTGTTGACTGTAGCTGATCCAACACCAAACGCTTCTGCGCCAATAATAGCATTGTTTACACCTTCCCGATTAGTACAGCAAAACTCTCCAACATAAACATTATATCCACCTGTGGTATTACTAGCACCAGCACTATCACCAATAAAAGTGTTATATTCACCAGTATTAACAACACCAGCATTAACACCCACAAAGGTATTTCCATCTGAACTAATATTAGCTTTTCCAGCATTAGCACCAATAAATGTATTACTAGAACCATCAACATTTACTAATCCAGCATAATCGCCAATAAAAGTACCATTAGTACCACTTGTATTATCTTGTCCAGATTGTCTACCAATAAAAACAGATCCACTTGCAGTATTATTCTGTCCGGCTTGCCAACCTATTATAGTAGCATAACTACAATTTGCATTATATCCAGCAGAATATCCTAAAACACTATTACCACCACCACTAGTAGTAGTATTAAAGGTTTCACCACCTACTATAGCATTTGATCCACCAGTACACCCATATCCTGCCCACTCTCCAACATAGGTATTATATGCTCCATTTACATTTGATCTACCAGCACTATCACCAATACAAGTATTATATTCTCCATTACCTTGAAGAAGACCAGCATGTACACCAATAAAAACGTGACCAGCATTAGTGTTACTATTGCCTGTGCCTTGTCCAATACATATATTTGCAGTTACATTTGCATCACCACCAATATTACCAGCATTTTTACCAATAGAAATATTATTATTAGTTAAATCTTCAATGAAATTATCAGATTGTAATGGTCCATCTGTTCTAATACCAGAAGCACCAGCATAAATACCATTTCTAACTTTTAGATCTTCAACTTGTGCCTTACCATCAACCTCTAATTGAGATGTTGCGATATTACCTATTGTAGCACTATGTAAGTAATTACCATTTGTATGAAAACTTGCAAATGCTGTTGCATTTGAACTACCCACAAAAAGATCTTTTCCTTTTAACCCCAGTTTAAAAGGATTACTGAATGATGTTGTCATTACAGATACCCCAACAGGAGTTGACAAATCAGAAATATCTAATATAGCAATATTTTCAGATGATGTACTAGCAACATACGCATATTTTCCTGATATTACAGCATCTGTTGGCGTGTCACAATATGTTGTACTATTCAAAGATCCAACATTTGTTAAAACTAATGGATCAGATGCATCAACAATAGAAAATCTATCACCATCAGATGCAGTAACAAACAAATGTTTTCCTGATACATTGATAGAACTTGCACCATTAAATCTAACAGCATCATTAAATGTTCCAACCACTGTTAGATTTTCAGGATCTGTAATATCTATAGTAACAATATTTTGTGTTAAACCAGCAGTACAAACATATGCATAATCACCATCAATACAAACATCAATAGAATTTACTAAATCAGCATCATAAACTTCACCTATTTTGTATGGGTGGAGTGGATCAAATAAATCTAAAATAGTAAAATTTCCATCTCCACTTGGGAAATAACCATATTTTCCAGACAGTTCAAATCTAACAGTAGTATCATCAAAATTACCAACATCATAATTTACTGCGACTATAGTTGGGTCTGTCTTATCTGTAATATCAATTACCTGTAGTCCAACAGAAGTTGTGACATATGCTGTGTTCCCTTGTACTCCAACAGTCCATGCATCGGCAAGATTTATTGCATCTGTTAAAGTTGAAACCATAGATAAATTATCAGGATCTGAGATGTCAATAACATTAAATTTTCCAAGATTACTATTTACAGCATATGCATAATCACCCTGAATTGTAAAATACCTACAATATGTTAGATTAGCATCAGTCAATACATCATTTTCTACAACAGGCCCAGTAATCTTTTGAGTAATAGAATCCTGAATAATGATATCCTTTAGTGTATTATCTAAAAGAAGTATAATATCATCATACATATATTTACCAATCAAAACATCTGTTGGTGTGGTTGTAATTGCACCCGCAGTGGACTCATCAAGATATAGATATTCACCAGCAGATGCACCAGTACCAGTTATCTCTATTAAACCATTAGATATAACTGTTGTATTTGTAACATCTGCAATACCAATAACATTACTCAATACAGTATTATCTGAAATTGCCTTATCAAATCTATTAAAAGTTGTGTTGCGATATACTAAATCACCATCTGAAACAGTTCCTTCAAAAGTTGCATCAAGGATAAGATTTTGACCCATAAATTCATGAGTACCATCTATAAAAATACCATTTCTCTCAAGCTCATCTCTTAGTTTGGTTGTTCTGTTTGCCAATTGGCTAGGCTGTGTATTAGATGCACCAGCAACACCACCTAATACAAGGTCTGTTGTTGCTAACAGATACACATTTGGTTCCCATGTACTAGTTTCTGTTATATTTGCCAAAATAATTCTCCTATTTGGTTCTTTTTAAGTATTTACTATTTTAAACTAATGTTATAGTCCATTCAGCAGTTAAATAAATATCTGATTCTTTATCAATGGCAGTTTTAAGGATTCTTGAAAATAGAACACTATCAGATGTGAATAATCCCCATTCTCTGATGGTATTACCATTATATTCACCTAATGCAACATCAAAATCAAATTGTACTGATGTTGTTGTGGGGTATGTTACAGTATCAATTGACACTAAAAATTGACCTGTCAAACCAGTATCAGCAACTGTTGGTGTTGTGTTGTCTGTACCCACACCAGCCTGTGTAATATTTGCTGAACTTGCACCTCCTAATAGATCACAAATTCTTTCTCTACCCAGATCAACAACAGTATTTTTACCATACAATTCATCTTCTAATTGTAAAATACCATCAACCAACCTATATTTTTTCAAATTCATTTCACCTAAAACTTTTATAAATTCATTCATTATGCATCTCCTAATACAATTTCATCTTCTGAATTATATGTAAAACTTCCATTATAAGTCTGATTACCGTTATAGTAGTAAAAAATCTGATAAGCTACATCCAAAGCATCTGTTACACTAAGACTATCACCAAAAATTAATGTAGCTAATGAAATTTGTGCTAAAAATCCTGCTGGATGAACCCTTTCAACAAGATCCCTAACAAGGTCATAATCAGCATCAATTTCAAATGTATATGTGTAATCAACACCTTCAGTTTCACTATATACGATATCCAAAGAACCAATTTCTGAACCATCATCAACAATTTCAAAATCAGTAAGAGACTTAAACAGGAAATCAAAAACCTGTTTGTTTCCCTTGAGGTTTGTTATCAATTTATGAAGAGCCAAATAGATCCTTTTATTATCATCTGTTAGGCCATATTTATCCAGATTCACAACATCCTTAAAATAATTATTAAGATAATCATCTAATAATTCAGTGAACACGGTATCTGTATCATTGTTATCTGTGATATATAAAGATTTATTGAGTTGATTTTGATCTAAATATCTTAAATATACCTTAATAAAATCAAGATATTTTGGATATTTGTCTGATATATGATCAGGTATCAAATTCTCTGCAATATATTCCAATTTTTTTGTGAATAGATCTGTCATTTAGTTCCTATAAAAGATTATATGTGATATCTTCAAACATTAAATACGATTCTTTTTCTAGTGAAAATGTGTTTTGATCAGTATAATCAAAATCCACTTCATAGGCTGTACCTTCTGCCAAACCACCCAATGAATCATCAATAATTATAAATCCAGTGGTATAATTAACAGAACCTACTGTTCCTGAATTCCATGTCATATTCCCTGCTCCATCATCTGCAAGGGTAAATCCATTAATAGTTGCAGTAGATGCAATACTATTTGCATCTATTGCACCATTTAACCTAACCACTTTATAATCTTCATGTCTTGCTGTGTATGATGTTGTATATGTGGTTGTGTGATACTCAACATTTGCAAGCTCTTGTATATATGAATTTAGTGCCTGTAAATAAAATGTTTTGTTAAATCCCTGAAGAGTATCCAAATATGTATTTATTGTTGTTTCAACATCAACATTAACACCAACCAAATTTTGGTACGCAACATTTACAGTTGGTGTTACATTTACAAATGTAGGATCTAGAAATTTGAAAAATATTGCTAAGAATTTATATTTTTCTAAATGAGTCTCTAATAATTCCCAATTTGTAGTGGTCCCAATGGTATCAATATAATCAAGATCTGAACCAAGAGCAGTTACATAAATATAACCCAAATCTCTTGTTGTTTCTGGTGACTCAATTATTTGATCTGACCCATCAATAAATTCTTTTTCGCCACCCCATGCAACAGCAGAATCTAATGTTGCATATTGTGACCATTTCTGAATAATGATATTATAATCATCTTCAGTGACACCTCTATTCTGAGTTGTATAAAATAATGGTGCCCTAGCCTTTATCTCTTCATTTGTTTCCTCATCTGTACCACTTGATAAAATATCTCTATTCTCTATGATGGTTGAAATAGTTGTTGCATCTGACACATAAGGATTTGCATTATCAACCCCATTATCAACAATAAAATCGCCAGTGGTTATTGATACTGTGACAATATCCCCTGAGATAGCAGTAATGATACCCTCACCGTCATTTCCATTATCACCATCACCTGTGATATCACCACCCACTGTAAACCCAGTACTAGATGCAAGAGTTAATGACACCGTGTTGAGTGTCCTAGTAATATTTAGATGCTCTGAATTTGTGATACCTGTTTGTGTTAAAAGAACAGTTCCAGATGAATTATTGTATGTTGTTCCATTAGTATATAGATATTCTACCCTGACTCTCTGATCTAATGTGGGTATAGAGAAAAGATTTCCATTATCAAATTTAACAATTAGCTTTTCAAAATATTTTAGATAATAACTATTTTCCTGTAGTTCAAACTGTCCAGTATTAACATTTATCCAAGGTGTGGTATCTTCTGTATATCCACCTCCACCATCAGGTGTGTCTACATATACTTCAAAATAGGTATTATCTATATTTGCATCATAATCTAATTCATATTCCTGAAAATCTGTACCATCTGATACAAAATATTCTGTAGTTGGTACACCTTCATATAAATTAACCGTTTGTGTATTTGCATCTGATAATGTTATTGCATCTATATTTGCCAATACCAATGACCCCAATGACCATGTTGAAAATGCTGGAATTGTTATTGGGAATGTGTCTGTTTGTAAATCAACACTTATAAATGGTGCCGATTTCCTATTTGGTAGATAATTCAACATATTAGACAACTTTTTAATCTGTAAATCTAGTTCAGCATTTGCCAAAGTCAAATCATTTACTGACTGATTAACAACAAAAGCTTGGTATTGTGTCGCATATGCTAAAACATCAAGGAGGGATGAAAGACCAGAACCAGAAAAATTATAATCTGTAAACTCATCCTGAGATTCAAAAAATGTTTTCAATTCTGCCTTTATATCATCAAAATCTAAATTATAGTATTCTGTTAATGCCATTGGTTATATCCTTATTTTATTATTCCTAAATCAATTGTTATTACATCATTGATATTCAAGTTCTTAATCTTATATTTTATAGTGACTACATAAGAATTTTTTATATAATCTGGTTCTGCAACTATATCAATAATTGATATTCTTGTTTCCCAGTTCAAAAGGCTGGATTCAATCTTGCTACCTAAATCAATTGCTGTTATACTATTTATTTTTTCACCTAATGAATTAAAAACCTTACTTCCAAATTTTGGGTTTTGAAATCTTGCATCTTCACCAATGATTGTAAAAACAATGGTTCTTATAGATTGTTTTATTGCCGCCTCATCTTCTAGTGTATCAATATCACCAAATTCATCTGTGGTGAAATTCAAATCAAAATCTTTATATGTATATGCTGTTGCCATAATTTCCTATCCTATGATACTGTACTATCACCAGTTGTTAATGATATTGGTGTACTAGCATAACCAGTTGCTGTCAATGTTGTGAGTGTTACTGTCTGGGATAGTATTGCATCATAAATTATTGTTGCTAATGTATCAGCATATACACTCTTTACACTCCCTTCTGCTGTTGCATTCATGGTATCAATCATATCCTCTAAATCACTTTTTATGTCTGCCTGTACAACTGTCATAAATTTCTCCTTTTAATATAATGTTGCATCCACTTTTGTTTGAACACCTGCCAAAGCTGTTTGGCTTGCACCATCAACGGCCTGATTTGTTGGTCCTCCAAAAGTTGTTATTGCCTTTGTTTTGGTAATTAGTTCTGTTAAAAGGGTATATAGGCTATATGATCCATTTTTAATGTTTAGTTTTCCACCTGTAGAGTTTATGATTATATTTCCACCAACATTTTCAGTAGAAACCCCAACAACATCTGTTGTTCTTGCACCCTCAACCCTAGTTTTTTGGTCAACCACTATTTCAACATTCTCACTACCCTCAACACGAACATTCTTGTTCCCCTGAACCAGAACATTTTCATCAGATACAACCACCTTATAACTATCATTTTTAACCAGCTCTACCTTATCACCATTAGGATGCATTTCATCAGATGTACCTGACATATGATAAATATGAATTCTCTCCGCACCAGTGGTATTATCAATCTCTATGACATGCCCTGCTTCAGTCTCTATTACCCTATTTTTTGGATA